ATACAATATGCTGAAAGACGGATTCCTAAGGGGTATATGGGTTGACCATCGTAGATGTGGGAAAGATATCAGGGGATTCAATCTTATTGTCGAAGAGATGTGGAATAATCCTGGATTATATTATTATGTTTTTCCATCTCAGACCCAGGGAAGAAAAATACTCTGGGAAGGTTACACGAATCCAGATGAATTTGGGATAGCTCATAAGTTTCTTGATTGGTTTTTACCAAAAGGTCTTTTAGTAGGTAAACCGAATAATACAGATATGAAGTTCTCCATATATACCAAAGGGAATAAAGCACATTCATTATTTCAGATTATAGGCACAGACCAGAATCGTTATGAATCAATGAGAGGCACGAATCCCAGAGGAGTTATCTTCTCTGAACAGGCACGACAGCACCCAGGAGCTTGGGACGTGGTAAGACCTATCCTAATGGGCAATCACGGTTGGGCTATATTCCAGAGCACACCGAATGGGAAGAATCATTTTAAAGAACTCTATGATAAAGCGGTACTCAATAAAAAATGGTTTACCTGCTATCACACTGTAGATAATACTTACGACCATAAGAATAGACGTCTTATCACTAAGGCACAGATAGCCGAAGAAATTAAGATGAATATGACTGAGGACTTTGCACAACAGGAATTTTACTGTAGTTGGTTACAGGGAGTGGAAGGTACTTATGTAGGTCGTCTGTTAAATCAAGCAGAGTTAGACGGTAGAATCCTTAGTGTACCTTATGACCCTTCTTATCTGGTAAACACACATTGGGATATCGGCGTAGGGGATATGGATTCTTTATGGTTTACGCAAGAAGTAGGTAAGGAAATAAGATTTATTGATTATGCTGAACAGGCAGGAGTAACTTGGGCTTATTGGAAAAGGATATTAGTAGAAAAGGGATATCTCTACGGTAAGCATTTTGCTCCTTTCGATATAAGGAATAGGGAAAAAGCAGGGAAAGAAGAAGTTGCTAAGACCAGATTGGCTTGGGCGGCAGATGTAGGTATTCACTTCTCTGAAACACCCAAAGCAAGTTTTGAGAACGGAGTCCTGGCTTTAAGAAGTATTTTAGGTTTATCCTATTTTGATGAAGAAAAGACTGCGGTAGGAAGACATCATTTAGAGCAATGGGGTAAGGTCTGGAATAAACAACAGCAGTTATATACGGACTTTGAGGCAAGAACTCCACATACCCACGCAGGAGCAAGTGGAAGATATGCGGCACTAAACATTAGGGCGGCTCAGGGATATGATGTCGGTCTGAGCAGTGATGAAAAGAGATTTAAAGAAATATTTAGACACCACGGTAGAAGTGGTAGTTTTATGGCAGATTAGTGTAGGAATGGGTAAAAATATTACCTATAATTGACAATACTATCCACCGAAATAGTCATTAATGTTATTTTTGGTGTATACGAATGGGAAGGAGAAAAGATATGAAAATAAAGATAGAGATTGGCTGGTCTCATATAATTGTATTTGGGATATGTCTATTTATAGGTTTTTGTTTATTTGTTGGTTGGAGTTTGAGTTTGTAAGGGGGAAAAAGATGTTCATTAAAGCATTTTGTACTATATTTTCAATTTTATTTTTTATGTTTATTTTACAGAGTAATATTACAGCAGATGATGACGCACCGAATCGTGAAGCTAACAATGAAGTTTCTTTCCTGGTTTATCCAGGCAATAATCGGAGCTAATATAGTCGTATTTATATATCATATATGGAATTAAAGGAAGTGATTCAATGCCAATAACAATGCCTCAAAGCACCAGAATGGCTAAGATGAAGGAATTTTGGGAAGAGGGTTTCCAGGGGTGGGAAGAATATGTAATGATGGCGGTCAAAGGCTACGCCTTTTTTAAGGGTGGCGATGGTCAATGGGACGCCGCAGATATTATAGCTCTCAACGCCAAAGGCAGACCTCATCTTACTATAAATATGATTTTACCGACTATCAGTCTTATTACTGGGTACGAAAGACAGAATAGAGTGGATACTAAAATCTACCCTAAGAGGGGTGGAAATAGGCTCACAGCTTTAGTTCTTACCGCACTTAGTAAACACACTGAAGATACCTCTAATGGTCTTTATGAACGGTCTATGATGTTCTTAGATGGTATCATAGCCAGAAAAGGTTGGATTGGTGTAGACATAGTTTATGATGATTCTGACCCCTTCAACGGAGAAATACAGGTTGTACGGAAGAATCCTTTTGATATAACCGAAGATAGAAATTGTCCTAATTATGACCTTAATAAAGGTGGAAAATACATAATCGAGTCATACTGGACTGACAAAGAATGGGCAGGATTTACCTACCCTAAATGTAAGGTAGAACTCGATAAAATGAAATATGATGACCTGGACAGCAGAGATGTCTATAATATACCAGGAGACAAACATAATCCTGATAAATTTAAGGCAAGAATGAGAGAGACCTGGTGGAAGTCTTACGAAAAAGCAATCTATTTCTGTGATGAACTATCTCTGGAAAGAAAGAGAGTTCATAAGTCTAAAATTCCTTTAATGCAGAGAATATTAGAAGTAGATAGACGCCAGGCAGAGGAAGAGGGAAGAGCACCACAATATCAGGTCAGAGAAGTGGTTATACCAGTTTTAAACGTTACGACCACGATGGGTCAAATAGAATTAGAGCACGTTGAAAGACCTTTCGGTGAAATGAGTAAATTTCCATTAATGAGGTTTACACCTTATTGGATTAATGGAGATATGATTAGTGTAGTTGACAATTTAATAAGTCCACAGCAAGAGAAAAATAAACGTAGAAGTCAGGCTTTACATTTAGTCAATACTTCTGCGAATAGCGGATTCTTTAATCAAGAGGGTGAGGGAGCAGACAAGGACGAGTTGGAAATGTTCGGTAGTAAACCTGGCGTAGTTATCACATATAAGAGCAAAATGCCTGTAAAGATTGAGCCTACATCGTTATCGAGTGCTCACATTACATTGGAACAGTTAGCCAGTAGCGATATTAAAGAGATATCTTCAATAGGTGATAATCTGAGAGGACTGCCAGGTGATAAAGGTGAATCAGGGGTATTGGACAGACAGAGACAGACACAGGGTCTCGTAGGTACTGAGATGATATTCGACAATTATAAACTGACACATCAAATCTATGCTGAGACGGTATGTGAATTAATCAGGACTGGACAGACCTTCTCTACCCAGGAAGTCCTGGCAATAGCAGGAGATGAGAAGGAAATTGACGCTAATATAGACCAGATTATGGAAGCCCTACGGTCAATTAAAGTGGGAAAATATGGTTGCAAAGTATCTAAGAGTCCTAATAATCCTACTACCAGAGACGCAAATACAAAGATGTTATTGGATTTAGCCAAGGCATTTCCAGAGGTCATTCCACCTGAGATAATTATAGAATCTTCTGATGTACCCAAAAGAGAACAGATATTGGAGTCTATAAAAGCCGCAAAAGAGGCACAGGCACAGGCACAGAAACAATTAATGGATTTAGAAGTATTAAAAATCCAGGCTAAAAATCAGCCTCAGAAAAGAAGTTTACAGAAGAGATAAATAAGGTTTACAAAGATGAATAAATCAGAGAAAAAACAATATATGAAACAATGGCGAAAAGACAATAGGGAACATCTAAACCAATACAATAAACAATGGTTTAAAGACAATCCCAAATATATGAAAGAATGGCTAAAAAACAACCCAGGATATAATAAACCTCGACCCGAATATATAAAGCAATGGTTTGAGGATAATCCAGGATATATAAAACGATGGCGGAGAGAAAATCCAGAAAGAGAAGCAATTATTAATGGAAAACATAAAGCCAAACACCGTTTGCTGGGTTTTAATCCTTTAAATGAATATTTTGAAGATTCAGAAGCACATCATATTGATAAAAATGATGTTGTATATATGCTTAAAAAATTACACCAAAGTATCTGGCATTGCCTAAAGACAGGAAAGGGTATGGAGAAAATCAATCAATTAGCAATGGAAAATATAAGGTGAATAACCGCCTACTGGTTGAGTGTAGGGAAAATAACATCTAACTTTTAGATGTAAACTAAAAGGAGAAATTAGAAATGCCAAACCCAGAAGGATTATACACGAAAGAGGAGTGGACAGGTTTATTAACAGATAAACAAAATGAGGTCAGAAATAGACAGCAAACACAAGCAGAATTAGCTGTAGCAAAAGCGGAAATGAGTTCTCTTACAGCAAGAATCAAAGCATTAGAAACTGCACCCAAGAATGAAACTATTGAGAATCCTGATAATGTAGTAACAAGAGCTGAAATGATTGCAGAATTAAAAAAGCAGAAAAAAGAACTCACAGAAGGATATGAAGCAGACAAGCAGAATATGACCAATAAACAGAAGGAAGCCGCAGTAGATAAGAGTTTTGCTAAAGCCAAGGAGAAGATGACAGAAGAGAAAATGGGTAAAGGTCTCGATTTTGATTCAGTGTGGGAAGCCGCAAAGAGACAGATAGAAGAAAATCCTGGATATAAAGCAGTTATATTAAATGACAAAAATCCAGGTGAAAAAGCCTATGAAATTGGTCTATTAGACCCAGTGATAGCAAAAAGAGTCGCATTAGATAAAAAGAATTTTCCTGACCAACAAAGAACTCCTAAAATTGGCTTAGACAGTACGGATGTACCATCTAACTTTTTCTCACAAGAAAGAGTTAGTAAAATGACAAAAGAAGAGATTGAAGCAAATCTCCCCGCTATTCGGGAATCACAGAAAAAGTGGAAGAAATAATAAATGACTTCCCATTGGTCTAAAGATGGGTTTCGTCTAACTCAGATGACGTAAAAGATTGAGGTTGAATTAGTTAAGTTAAAAAAATAATAAAAAAGGAGTTAGACAATGAGTATCAAGAATTATATTCCTGAGCTTTGGAATGTCGCCATGATGGATGATTTTCGCAAGGCTCACGTTTTAGGGAAGGTATGTCGTTGCAAAATAGATGCACCTATAACTAAACGTGGACAGACAGTACACATCAGTGGTATCGGCGACATTACTATTGGAACTTACACTGGTGCAGATATCACTATGCAGAGCCTGTCAGACGCTGGAATCACTATGAAGATAGACCAGGCTAAGTATTTCGATTTTACAGTAGATGACGTAGACGCATTACAAGCCAATGGCGATTTAATGGGAGAAGCAACCAGAAAGGCTACCT